AACAGCTGATTTTTGGTCACGTTGTACCCACCACTGCCAGCAGCATTCATAAAGCCGACACCAGCAGCGGGCACCGCATCAAACGCAACACCAGCCGCCTTGTCAATCGCCTTGCTCACATCCAACGACTTCGGGAACCCGCTGCCATACACCCAAGCGATCATGTCCAGAATCTCAAACCCGGCGTCCTCGATGCGCACGGCCATGCGGTGCTGGGTGCGGGTGCCCGCAAAAGCCAGCAGGTGGCCGCCGGGCTTGAGCACGCGCAGGGCCTCGGCCCAGACCTCGGTGGCGGGCACGTCGTAGTCCCATTTTTTGCCCATGAAACTCAAGCCATACGGCGGGTCGGTCACGATGCTGTCTACGCTGTTGCTGGCCATGGCGCGCAGCACGTCCAGGCAGTCACCCAGGTGCAGGGTGGCGTCGGCAATGTTCACAGCGGTCATCATGACGGCCCCTCACTTCACCGGCACAGAATTCGCCAACAACCGGTCTTTGGCCTGGCTGCCGTGGCTTGAGCCAAAAAAGAAATTGATCACCGCGCCAAACGCGGCCGCCAGCGCGCCCAGCAGCATCAGCAGCGCCTGCTGGTCTGACACGTTGAGGTAGCCCAGCATCATGGTGATCAGGATGCCAAAAAAACCCAGCACAATCAGCCCGGCCAGCACATCGGGCGTGCGGCTGCGGGTGGCGGTTTGCATGTCGCGGGCGCTTTTGGTGTTGTCCACGTCCAGCCGCGCCAGGTCGATCTCATGGGTCTTCAAAAACTTCTCGAACTCGATCTCCGCCAGTTTGATGCCGGTGATCTGCTCAGGCGTGAGCTGGCCGCTGGTGATGGCGTCGGTGACGGCTTTGACGGTTTTGGCCTCCAGGCCCAATTTGTCGGCCAGGAAGGCGGCAGCGGCGCCGCCCAGCGGCCCGGCCAGGGCGGTGCCCAGCATCGGGGCGAGTGTTTTGAGCCAGTCCATGGGTAGGGCCTTTCAGGGGGTGGGTGATTTTGGGGGGCGCGGGCGGGTCAGGCAGTCAAAGGCGCGTTTGGCCACCCAGGCCAGGTACAGGACCATGAGCAGGAGCTGGCCATAAAACATCATCCATTTGCCCATGGGGCGGCGTGCGGCTTTGTCGCCGGTGACGATGGCGCCGCTGAAGCCAAACAGAGCGTGCCAAGGTGCGCGCAGCTTGCCGGGTGGGATGTAGTGTGTAAGCACGCCTTGGCCGTCAAAATGCACGACGTGCTGGACCGCCCAATGCTCGGACACACAAAAGCCAAGGTAGCCGCCTTGCTCGTGGACGCGGTCAAAGGCATAAAAAGCGCACTGGGTAAAGCTCACTGCCCGCCCCGGTCGGCATCCAGCGCCAGGTCCACATCGGCCCAATCTGCCGTGTGGCGGGCGTAGCGCAGGGGCACGCCCTGCTCGGCGGCGCGCAGGCGCCGCGCCAACAGCAGGCGCTCGGTGCGCTCCATGGCCAGGGCTTGCTCCAGATCGGTGATGCGCTGGTGGGCTTGGGCCAGCGCGTCTTGCGGGGTGTGGGGCGCGGCGCCCAGGCGGGTGGCGGTGCGGTCTTGCAGGATGTTGTTGGGCGGGGGCATGGCGGGGGCTCCGGGCGGGTGGCGGGGGTCAGGCGGTGGTCATCAGATTGCTGGCAATGCGCCGCGCCCAGCCCTTGCCAAAGGTGGGCCAGGTGGGCAGCGCGGTCATGAACTGCAGGCGCTGGCCGTTGAATTGCGCCTTGAGGATGCCGCCGGGCACGGCTTGCGCGGCGGCCAGGGTTTTGGGGCCGACGATGCCGTCGTCGAGCACGCCCAGCGCGCGCTGCAGCCATTTGGCGGCCTGCCTCGGACCTGAGTTGACGGCGGCGTCAAACACGTCAAAGCGCAGCTCGGCGGGCAGTTGGTCGGCTTTGAGCGGGGTCCAGTAGCTGGCCCGGTAGATGGCCCCGGCCTGCCACTGGCTCAGGTCTTGCATGGCGCCGGTGTAGCCGTGGGCGCGGGCGGTGTCTTCGGTCACGCCCCACATGGTTTCGCCGCCGGGGTCGGCCGGGTGGTTGCTGTAGCGGCCCTCGTGGCCCAGCAGGCGCGCAAAGGCTTGGTCAAAGGTGGTCATGATTTGCCCCCGTTTTTGATGACGTAATAAAAAGACACCAGGCTGGCCCCCACCGGCAGCGCCCACTTGACCAGTGCGCCAAAGTAGCCCGCCACTCTGAAAAACGCTTTGCCCATGCGCAAAATCTCCAGCACCTCGGTGGTGTCCTGGCAGTTTTTTTGCAGCGCGGCTTCGATGCGCGTCATGCGCTCGTCGCCTTCGTCCAGGCGGCTGTTGACGTAGGCCACATCGTCACAGCCACCGGGGCAGGGCTCGCTGGCGTCGTGGGGGTGGGGCGTGGGGGCAGCGGGTTTGGCGGGGGTCATCGCGGGGCTCCGGTGATGCGTAGATAGGTCTGGTAAGCGCTGTGGCAGTGGTCGGGCTCCATGGCGCTGAAAAGCCAGTCGATCAGCGGGCGGAAGATGCGGCCCTGCAGCCGCCCACGCGCCTCGAGCTGCCAGGCCTTGCTGCTGAGCGTGTCGCCAATCTGGCAGCGGCCCAGGGTGATCAGGGCCAGGATGAAGCTGTCCAGGGTGTAGAGGATGGTGAGGGTGCGGCTCATGGCTCAAGCGTCCGCAGTCACGCGCAGCACGTTGGCGCCGTCGCACTCCACCACGGCCACTTTGCCAACAGCAATGGTGACGCCGGTTCCGCTTGCGCCGATCACTTGGATGGCAAATGCGGTCCCGCTGTGGCGCACGGTCCATTTACGGCGCACCAGGGGCACCACCAGATTGCGTGCGGCAGTGAGTGCACCGGTCACGGTGATGCTGTCGCACAGGGCTTGCGCTTGCGTCAGGGTGACATTGGCGGTGGTGACGGCGATGCTGCACTGCGCGTAGGCGTGCTGCGCCAGGTGGCGGGAGTTGCGGGTGTCGGTGTAGCTGGTGACGGTGCTGGCCCCAGTCACTACCGTGTAAAGCGGCGCGTGCAAAGGGTTTGGGGTGGTGGGAGTCACGACCACAGCGCCGGCTTGCGTCAACCCAACGTAATTGGTGGCGCTGGCGGTGAGCGTGACCGTGCCGTTGGCGATGGCTGTTGGCACGCCGTTGACCGGCCAGCTGCCGCCGTAATAGGCCCAGGTCAGGCCGGTGGTGGCTGCTGCCCTGCGGCCAAACAACATGGCCGGTGATGCAGCATCAAAGTTTTCGTTGACGCGTACGTCGGCATTCGCGCCTGCGATGATTTGCTGGATGGGGGTGGTGGAGTCTGCCATGGGGGTCCTTACGGGATGGTGCTGCTGGCGTAAGTCACGCCGTCGGTCGAATAAATGAAGCCGTGGGTTTCGTCGCGGCTGTAACCCAGCGTGTTGCTGCCGTCGCTGATCTGGTCGCAATAGGTCGACCATCCTGCCGTGGGGTCGTTGCTGCCCACTGTCCAGCTAGTGCCGCTGGCGGTGCTGTAAATGCGCCGGTATTCGCCATTGCTGGTGCTGGCGACAAATTCGCCATCTATGGCGATGGGTGCGGCCAGCGTGAGGTGGGTGGGCAATGCGGCTGGGCTGATGCTGTTGCGTTCCCACACCACGGCCCACGTTGCTCCGTTGTCGGTGCTGCGCTCAAAACGCATGTTCGATGGGTTGCTGAACGAATACAGCGCCGCAATAATGACCGAGCCGGTTTGCACGAACTTGTCGGGGCCGTAGTAATACAAGCCCGCCCAGGCCACCTCCGTCCAGCCCGTGAGCGCGTCGGCATCGGTGGTGCGGTACAGCTTGCCACTCAGGCCCAACAGCCAGGCTGCGCCGGTCCAGTGCAAATTGCTGGTGTAGGTGTAATTGCGGCTGGCCAAGTTGCCCGAGTAGCTGCTACTCAGGGTGTACGGTAATCCGCTGGCTGCGCCGGTATCGGTCCAGGTGTCGCCATCGGTGCTTTTCCAAATGTGGTTGCCTTCCATCAGGATATAAAAGCTTGTGCCGTTGCAGCCAATGCCCACCGGGTCATTGCCCAGGGGTAGTGCTGTGACGGCGTAACGTGGCACCGAGCCCGCCACGCCGCGCATGATGGAAATTTCACCCGATCGGCTGAAGGCTTCAAACTCTTTGAGGTTGCTGTTGGGCACCGGGCACCATGGCAATGACACATATACGCCATCAGAGCGTGCAGCGGCCATGCGCTTGGACAAGAACACGCTGGCACCAGACACCAAACCCAGCGTGGCCCCGCCGTTGGTGCTTTCAAACAACTGGTGCACAGCCGCCGAACCGGACAGCAGCATTTTGGTGGCGACGAATGCGCTACCGGCTTTGCATACCGGGTAAATCTTGTCTGTGGCGATCAAGTTCGACAAATCTGCGGGCGGCGTGGTCACAGGCACCGACGCCGATGTGGTGACGCCATCGCCCCGCCCCACATAAGCCGACACCTGATACACAGCAAATTCGACCGTCGCCGCTGCGCCGCCAAAATCGGCATACCGCTGGGCGTTGGTGTAAGTCACGCTGGCAGTAGCAGAGGTCAGTGTGCGCTTGCGGGTGCTGCCTGACAAAACATCAATCTCCCACGCTTCCACAGATTCTCCCAGCGGAACACTACCCAGCAGCCAGTTTTCAGCCACGCGGGTGCGCCGGTCCCAACTGATCACGGTGTCGCCGTTTTCGGTGTTGACGCGCTGGTTGACCGGGCGAAACGGCTTGAGGTTTTGTGACTGAAATGTCAGGTTTTGTGAGGTGACGGCGCTGAGCTTTTGGCTGGCCGATGCCGCTTTGTAATAAATGGTGCGCCCCAGGTCGGAGGTGGCGTGTGACACAAACCGCAGCCCAGACGATGACAGCAGCACAAAACGCTCGCCGCTGGCGTGCCCGGCCATAGCTGCCTCGGTGCCGCGCCTGCCGCGCAGCAGGCCGCGCAAGGTGTAGACGCCTGCACTCACCAGCGCGGCTTCGCGGAACTGGATGATCTCGCCGCCCACCAGTGCGGCATTGGTGGCGGTGTTGCTCAACATGCCCTCATGCGTGGCGCTGTAGAGTTGGCCGTCGCCCACCGACACGGTGAGCGTGTTGGCCTCGTCCGCGAAGTTGCCGCCGGTCCAGTTGCCCAGCGTGGTGGTGCAGCTTCCCATGACCGCGCCGCCTGAAATGATGGTGTTTTGCGTGAAGGTCACATTGTCGGGACTGTCGTACAAGGCGCAGTTGGTCCAGCTGGCGTTGCTGCCTTTGACGGCAACGTAATGGCCTGGGGTGTTGTCAGCATCGCGCAGTAGCGGGATGTCCATCAGCTCCAGGCTAGTGGTGGCCAGCGCGGCCACGGTTGTCTGCGATGCCGTGCCGCCGCTGGTGGCGCCAGATTGGGCCAACACGCTGGCATCGTCGGCCACACAGGCTAAGGTGGTCACGCCGCCCGAGTCGGTGCGTTTGACGATGCGCATCCGGTAGGTGCTGGCGTCATCGCCAGTCAGCAGGATCACGTCAGTGGGTTGCAGCGCGGCGCGGCTGGTGTCAAGCGTGATGGTGGTGCTGAGTGCAGACACGGCTTTGTCCAACAGCGTGCAGTCGGCAATCTGCTTGGCTTCATCCGCCGTAAAACCCAAAGGCACTTGTGTGGCGCTGGTGGATTCCATGCCGGTCAGCAGTCGGTCGCTGTACTGTGTATCGGTTTGGTAGTCGCTATCGACATTGACATAGGTAAGAGCCAGTTGCGCCGGTATTTCCAACTCGTTGGCTTGCGTAAGCGGCAGCGGGTCGGGCGGGTTGGTGCTGTCCACCATCACACCAAATTCGTCAAACGTGATCGTCGTTACAGGTGAGCTGCCGCGTGGCTTGAAATAAAGCTTGTCGGCCAACACCGCCTCAAACTGGTAACACCCCGCCAGCAGGTCAAGCACAGTGCGTGCACTGCTGACGCTGCTGTTGGCAAATGCACGCACCGGGCGCGTGATGCTTGACAGTGCCGTGACATCAAATTGTGATTCCGACAGGCCAGACAGCAGACAGATGTCTGAGACGGTATCCTGAAGCGTGGCGTTGGTGGCGGCGTAACTGGCAAATGAAACAGTGACGCTATAGGCTGCATACTCGATGCCAATATTGGTCCCGCTAAACTTGATAGCCAGCAAATAATCAGATTCACCTGAAGATGGAAACGAGTATGCCCAAACTGAAGAATATGAACAATCAAAAACCATCTCACCATTAATATAAATCAGTGCCGTATCGTCCACAATAATGTGGATTGTTACTGTACCTCCCGCAGACGCCCTGAATCTATCCCTTACCCAGCAGGTGTCGCCGTTATAAAAAAGCCTAGACCGTGGTTCTGGCCCGCCAAATTTTGGGCTATTGCCAGTTGGGAATAAACCAGTCAGCCACCCAGAATCATCAAAATCAACGCCCGAGTAGTCGCCAGCTAGTGCATTGGTTTTGGTCAGGTATTTGGCTTCATTGATGTAGTCGATCAGCGTGATCACCAGTGGGGTGGATGAAGAAGGCGTTAACTCAAACGTCAAATTCGGAATATTCCCACCACCGCCAAGCTGCAACGATTTGATGAACACCGCGCCGCGCCCCCGATAGGCCGGGGCATTGGCGATGCCGACAGCCGCAGAATAATCAGGATCAGGCAGCTGGTCTGATGCGCCAGAGTACGATGTTAGGCGCGACCACAGGGTGCTGGTGGCGCTGGCTTCAAGCGTTTCGGCGCTGGCATCGTCGGCTGCACTGAACACCAACTCGCCGTCTTTCCAAATGCGCCGCACACCGCCGATCTGGTTGTCTGACAGCAGAATCAACAGATCAACCTCATAGGTGTAGCTGGTGTACTCTGAGCCGCCGCCGCCCTTGCCGCCCGCGCTTTGTGTGGTGGCAATCTCGCGCTTGGCGCTGGCCCAGACGATTTGCCCCGCCACACGCGGATGCCCTGCCACCCAGGGGATCGTGGCACCGTAAGCGCTGCCTGATACTGTCAAATCTCCCAGGCGCGGGCCTTCGCTTTTCTGGGTCGTGGAAAACATCGCGTTGCCCAACATGCTGCCCGCCATCCAGCCAAGCTGTGCGCCGGACATACCCCACAAAACCGCGCCTGCGCCAAAGGTGGCAGCACCTGCCCAAGCGCCCGCTGCGGCAATAGCCAGAACTGCCATTATTCGACCCCTGGCAGCGCAAAGGCCGCGACAAATTTCATGTGTGCGCTGAACATCAGGCGCATCTCGATCACTCGGCCCGGATCGCTGGCCCCGTGGATGATGCTTAGGCCGCCATGGCGGTAGTCTGCCAGGATACAAAAGTGCTGTGGGTCGCGGTCAAAACTGACCACTATCACATCTCCAGGCTGCATATCGGTACGGTCAATCTCGGTCATGTGCAAACGTGCTTTTGCCATCAGGCTCACGCCGTCTGGCACGCGCGGGTAAGCGGCAATGTCGAAGTCGGGCGCGATCAGTCCCAGCTCACGCGCTACGCCAATCACCAGCCCAATGCAGTCGCAGCCCACACCTTTGAGTCTGGCCTGGTGATGAAAAGGAGTTTCCCGCCAACTCCTGGCAGCGGTCACGATGTCGGTGCGGGTGGTCATTGGGTCAGGGCATCCACGCCCGGCAAGTGTGGCTCGCCCTGAAAATTCAACACGTTGTTGAACTTGACAACACAGTCTTCAGCCAGGCGCTTTTTGCAGCCAGCGGTAAGTGTGAGCGTGTCGCCTATGGACACCGTAGACTGCATTGGCAGCGATAAGGTCGTAGCACCAGACAAAAGAAATGTCTTCACCTTGGCTTGCAGGCCGCTGTTTGCCCCGCTCGTCCATGCAGCAAGGCCATCGTCAAACCATTGGTCCACCGCAGGCCATGAACCTATCGACCCAGCATTCGGCCACGCGGTTGCGCTGGGTGTAAATGCCCCTGTGTAGCGTGCTACGCCCTTTGTGATTCGCACATCATCAAGGTAGCCACGCGGCGTCCATTGAACATTGAATGCAGGGGCACCTCCCCATAGTCCATGCATCACTAAATTCTGACTGTAAGACCCCAAGTTGCTGGTAAAAGCCCCGCCACCAACTGGCACTCCGTTGAGGTAAAAAGTCACAATGCCCGACGATCTGACGCAGGCCCAGTGCTGCCATGTGTTGTAAGTGATCGAGACTGAATTACCCGACACAGCCACACCAACCCCCGACTGGTATCTAGAGAGGACAAACTTATTCCCACTCGTCGGACTGTATATAAAGGCCCAATCAACATTGCTTCCTGCCGAGAATGACCCATAGGTTCCGATTATTGGATAATATGTTTCTCCTGAAGCAACCGCAGGGGATTCTGGGTATACCCAGGCTTCAACCGTGAAGTCTCCAGTTCCAAAATTGAAGTCAGCATGGTATGGTACGGAAGCATAATCACCAGAGCCGTCAAAATAAATAGAACTACCGCCAAATTTATTTTGTGCAGTAGATATGTTTGTATTTCCGTGTGGGGTTACTGTTTTTGGG